TTGGCAAAAAGTGCTTACCCAAAATCAGGCGGTGTTGTAAACGGGAATGTGGATGCCACTGGATATATTTCCGGTAAGGGTGTGTATGAAGCACCCGGTATTCGGGTATATAGTCAACTCAACAAACCTACTGCCGGGGATGTGGGGGCATATCCAAAAACGGGCGGTGTTGTCAATGGAAGTATCAACGCAACTGGGTCAATCTACGGAAACGGAGTGTATGATGCCGGTGTTCGCGTATATAGCGCTACAAATAAGCCGTCACCGGAGGAATTGGGGGCCGCTCCTCTGAGCTGGGTGAACAATAATTTTGCAAGAGGAAATGTCGAGATTGTTGAGACAATTAGTTCTTATCCACGTATCTATTTTAAACCACCCTCCGATAAGAAAAATAGAGGATATTTTGGTATTGAAGCTAGTCTTCATGACGATAATTATCAATCTATTTATTTGTATAAGCGAAAAGCCTCAGGTGAAAATATTTTTGTTACTAGTTTTCCCCAAAAATATGGCACATTAGCCACTATTGATGACATTAACGCAGCAAATAACATCCCTGTTGGCGCACCTATCCCGTGGCCGCAACCAAATCCCCCATCAGGTTATCTTGCGTGCAACGGTCAAGCATTTAATAAATCCACATATCCGAAGTTAGCTGCGGCCTATCCCAGTGGCAAAGTACCTGATCTGCGCGGTGAGTTCATTCGTGGCTGGGATGATGGGCGCGGTGTTGATAGTGGTCGTGGAATTTTGTCTTATCAGGAGGGACAAGCTCCAGTCTCCGCGATCGCAGGTTACTGGGATAATAATTGGAAAAACGGGAAACATCGAGATACAGGATTTTCAGCAGCAACGGGAACAAACAACGGCAGTTATCATGAAATCATACAAGAATATGAAAATCAAAGAGAAACCCGCCCCCGCAATATCGCATTTAACTACATAGTGAGAGCAGCATAATGACAGACCAAAAATACTCTTTAAACCATGAAACCGCTGTATTCGGTAAAGATGGATTAGCTATTCAACCCGGTTGGATAAAGGTTTATCACACCAATCAAATCACACGAGAATTCACCACTGCTGATATCGAATATGTCATGCTCGGTGTCAGTCTGTCAGCTGGTGCCTATTCCGATGCGCCAGAACTTCCAAAATCACATGACATGGCCGTTTGTCGTAGTGAGGATAAAAAGTACTGGGAAATGGTACCAGATTATCGTGGAAAAACCGTTTACGACACGTTAACACGAGCACCGCAAGAAGTTATTGAACTGGGCGAACTGCCGGATACCCTGACCTTCAAGCAACCGGATACTGATTATGACAAGTGGAACGGTAAAGAATGGGTAGTAGATAAAGACCTTCTTAAATCGCATCAGATTGATGAGGCCAAGCAACAGCAAGCAGCACTGTTACAACAGGCAAATGAAACACTGTCTCTATTGCAAGACTCGGTTGACTTAGAAGTTGCGACCGATGCCGATAAAGAAGCTCTGTTGGAGTGGAAGAAGTACCGGGTATTACTAAGTCGGGTAGATACTTCACAAGCGCCTAATGCTGAATGGCCGAAGCAACCGAATTAAAAACAAAGCCGGTTAGTCCGGCTTTACCCCGTTCTCACCACCACTTTTCCTCATTCCCAATTCAATCACTCCATAGGCTTTTCAGGCCAGTTAATATCTGGCACTGATGAAACATCAATCCGATTGAGTAATACGCGGTATTTTTTCTATTCAAGCAACAACCCTTTCTCTTCCTCTGATTCCATTCCAGTATCTGCGCCATATTGCAGCGGTGCAATTTTTGAATAGCCTCATTATCTGTGAAAATTTTGCAAAACCTTTTCCCTTTCTTTCTCCTATTAACCTTCTGTACTTTATGTATTTTTTTCATTTCTTGCTTTCCATTTCGGTCTTACATTGATCTGGCGGGGATCCAAAAATATCCTTTTAAAATATGCTGTTAAACAGCAAGTTATTACAGCTCTGACGCTATGATTGAGCACAAAATTTATTGCAAAATTTTTTAGATCTAAATCGGGTAAGCGGGAACGATGTAGTGCCGTTTTTGCCGCGTGCATGATCCCGTCTGTAGATGCTGTTAATTCACCTATTGGTTAAATTAACCTTTGATTTAAATTCATCTTTGAGTTAATTTTCCCGAAAAGGGGGGATGCATGTTTGAACTGATATTTCACGAAGAAGCTAACAATGAGATTCAAGCACTGGACGAGGTGATGAGAGGTAAAACGGTACTGGCACTTGATAAACTAGAAGCTAGGGGGAACACATTACGGTACCCGGCAACAGAGCCGTTGCGTGACGGGTTATTCCAGTTACGCATTGGCAATAAAGACATTACCCGGACCATTTTTGCTTATGCCGTCAGCCGGCGAATTTACATACTCCGCACATTTATCAAGAAAACACCGAAAACCCCAGCGTCAGAAATAAAACTGGCATTGCAAAGATTAGAGGAGATAACAAATGAAAGTTAAAGGTATTCCCTGGTCAGAAGTCAGGGCACAAGCCCTTTCATCCCCCGGAGCTCAGGCCGCTTATGAAGCAGCCAAGCAGGAAGAGGCACTCTACGAGTTGATACAAAGCATGAAAAAAAGGGCAGGCATTAACAGTTCACAGTTAGCCGAACGACTGGGAATTACCCCACCGGCAGTCGCTAAGGTTGAAAAGAACCCGATGAAAGCCAGTGTTGCGACACTTGAGCGCTATGCGGCGGCATGTGGCGTTAACCTCAAAATTAGTATCGTTTAACTGTTGCCCGTCGCCTTGGTTAATGTATCCAAGAAGCGATGGGCATATAAGGTTTTTTTGATTCTGGTCGACTTCCCTCGTTCTCTGAAAAACCAGAATTAAATCAATGGTATCATACGCCTATCCTTACTTCGGCTGCTCCGGCCATTCAACATTGGGTGCTTGTGAAGTATCTACCCGAGTGAGTAATACCCGGTATTTCTTCCATTCAAGCAAAGCGGCTTTCTCTGAGTCTGTCGCAACCTCCAAGTCAACCGAGTCTTGTAGCAATGAGAGAGTGTCATTTGCCTGTTGTAACAGTGCTGCTTGCTGTTGCTTGGCTTCATCAATCTGATGCGATTTGAGAAGGTCTTTATCAACTACCCATTCTTTACCGTTCCACTTGTCAAAATCAGTGGGTGGTTTTTTGAATGTGAGTGTGTTGGGCAATTCCCCGATTTCAGTGATTTCAGTCGGAGCGCGGGTTTGCGTGTCGTAAGCGGTTTTTCCACGATAGTCAGGTACTATTTCCCAGTGTGTGCAATCCTCACTACGACAAACGGCCATATCATGTGATTTGGGAAGTTCTGGCGCATCGGAATAGGCACCAGCTGACAGACTGACACCGAGCATGACATATTCGATATCAGACGTAGTGAATTCTCGTGTAATTTGATTAGAGTGATAAACCTTTATCCAGCCTGCCTGAATAGCCAAACCATCTTTACCCAATACGGCGGTTTCATGGTCTAAAGAGTATTTTTGTTCTGTCATTATGCTGCTCTCACTATGTAATTAAAGGCAATGTTGCGGGGACGGGTTTCGTTTCCGCCCGCAACGTATGTCGATACTTTCGTCGTTGACACATCGTTTTCAACAACGACCCATGTTTTCGAGATAGAATCAACGTTAACTGGCATTCTGCCAGTTGGCATTGTGTGACTATGTGATTCATTCGCGCCAGCCTGCCACGTACCACACACACGCCCCGAATCAACACCGCGCCCATCATCCCAGCCACGAATAAATTCACCGCGCAGATCAGGGAGTACGCCGGATGGGTAAGCTATGGCTAACTGGGGATATTGAGATTTATTAAATGCTTGACCGTTACAAGTGAGATAGCCAACAGGGGTATATCTATTCGGATACGGCATTGGGACGCCAACGGGGCACAAATGCTCAAGATAATCATATAAATATCCTGGGTCGCGGCTTGTAGACCATGCTTTTCCGTAGATATTTCCATCGCCTGTTATTGCCGCATTTTCATTACCAAAACTCACTGCTCCATCCCGCCGAATGATAAACATCCCGCCGCCGCCGTAGCCGTTCGTCAGAATAAGATTGCCGCCTTTTTCTTTATAAATTTCAGCTCGGATACGTCCGTTTTCATCAGTGATGTAATACCCCAAGCGCTTATCGCCTTTTAAATAAACGTCCCCGCTAATCGTCCCACCGGATTTTGGGTAAGCACTTTTTGCCAACGCCACCGTTTCCGCTAAACCAACATTTTCCGTAGTTGATTAACTGACATTATTCTTTGCCAAGGCAGACTGTTAAAGCATTAAACGGGATTCAATCTGGTAAAAATCGGACTTATCTGCGTATCAATAAATAACCAAAATGATGATTAAGAGAAGAATGCATTAATTATGAGGGAATTACGAACATCTTTTGGGTGATAAATCAGCGGATTTACATAGCCCAATTTGGTAAGTCATGCAGCTTACAGCATTCTCAATGCTTGAAATGATAAGCTGATATGGGAAATCAGGTAGATTTGTCGTTGGCCATCTCATAACAGATTCTGTACATTTCTTTGAAAAATTAGCCTTTGAGCTAATTTAACTTGGATGCTAATATTTATTTCAGGAGGAGGAAAGAGTGTTTAAAGTTATCTATCATGATGAAGCAGCCAAAGAAGCCGATAGCTTACCGAAATTTACAAAAGTGAAGTATGACCAACTGGTTAAAAAACTGGAGGAAAACCCGCGAATCTTGCGGGAAACCAGCCCCCCCTATATTGCATTAAGTGTGTGCATAACCATTATAATTAGATTATTAAATCACTCACTAATACTCATAAATCAAATAGATATTAATTAAAATCCTTTAATTAAATACATTAAAATACACCCTGTAATTACCCCAAAAGTAAAATACTTTATTTTCCTTTTATTCTTTAGCTTTCTTTGTCTTATCTCTTCATCCGTTTTTATATGGTCATCCCAACCAATATGCCTAACTGCACTTTTATCCAAAATAACTACATATTTATCTATTTTGGCATACTTCTTCGATAGTGTCATTTCTGTGTCACCAGCCAGATTGTAGGGCATAAATAATTCATAATCTGATTTTCTTCTAAGCCCTGGATTAAAACTAAACCCCATCCATCTGGAGTCATTACTTTCCAGAGTAGAAAAGTAAACACCCTCTAATTCTCTGAAATTACTAGGGTAATGGAATGGATAATGAAACATTACATCCTCTTTTAAATCTCTGAGCCATACTTGGAGTATGTTTTTATCAGATTTCAAAGCAACAAAAGAATCTTCGATAAATTTATCTCTATAGAAAAGCCAATCGTCTTCACAATGGAAGATATAGTCAGTTTTTACTTTACTATATGCTAGATCAATTGACTTGATTTGTCCTAGTTTAGGATTGTTTAAAATAATTTCACAGTATGGTAACCAGTGCTCAGGTATAACAGAATAAATAGATTTATCTCCAGAGTCTTCTGTTATAACAACCTGTTGTATAGGATAAGAATTATACTTATCAAATGACTCAATAGTTTGCTTTAATAAATCAAATCGACCACAACTTGTAATAACTAGGGTAACATCACTTGAATCAGAAAAGAACATAATATCTACTCACTGACCTTTATAATATAAAATTTACTCTCAGTTGATATGGTAACAAAAAAAAACACTACTTTCATAGTGTCAAAACAAATGACTTCATTTTAAATTACAGGTTAGCATACTAAGTTTATTGATTTACATGGAAGATTCTACCTATTGGTTTGTCTGAATAAGAAATGTATCTATAAAGGTGAAAGCCAGATTAAATTACTGGCTATTTTAATTTATTTCTTATAATTTGATGCTGAAAAGTTTGCGTTTAAAACTCATACGTACTTTAGGATCAAAATAGAATTTTATTTTGGATAATGAGTTTAATCTATTAACTAATAGATCATATTTTTCTTTTGACAACTTTTCTTTATGCTTATTAACTAGGTCAATAGCGTGACATGCAGTAAGACTATTAAAGTGAGCTCCAAAAGTATCAAACATGCACTTAACAGCATCTGCCATTAGATCTGCTTTATCTGAGTCAATATAGCTTGATAGACTTCCACTATGTTTTATATAATTATATATTTTTTCGTCAATATAATATATTTTCTCGCAATTATTTAATAATATTGGAAATGCTAAAGCATCTTCATAGCATGTCACTTCAGGGAATCTAAGCGAATAAAATAAGTCTCTTTTTAAAAATTTACCCCATAGATGAGCTTGAAAATCTTTATGGATTAAAAATTTTTGTATTGCTTTATTCTTACTTAACTTTATTGGTTTTCCTATATGAGCTTTTACTACCTCTTCGGATGGCTTAAACACTTCATGCATCTTTGATAAAAGTATGTCAGGAGAGTTATCATCTAATAATGATATAACTTTTCCCATATTAAATTTTGCAAGACTGTCGTCACCATCAATGAAGGTTATATACTTTCCTCTACTAATATTTACACCATAGTTTCTGACTTTACCTATATTATGAAACGATGTTTTGACATAATGAAATGATTCATTTTCAGACTCAAACATCTTTAAAATAGTTGTGGTTAAATCTGATGAATTATCATCAATCATCAGCACTTCATAATCGTCATAAGGCACTTTGTATAGGCATTCTATTATACTTTTTAAGCATCTTCCTATTAAATCCTCTAAGTTATGAGCTGTAACTATAATTGATAATTTTTTTTCGGAATGTGAACGTAAACCTTGCACTATCATCTCTCTTATGTTGATTGGTTGATATTATAAAATATTAAGTATCAATTTCACTTTTTTAAATAGTTTGAATCATATAAATTGGGAATTGCTGTGTAGCAACTTAGTGGATCTATCGCAACAATAATATCTGACTTTTCTTTTTTCATCAATTTAGAGAATAGAAAAGCAAGATGTAATCTGAAAACCTCTGTGTTATATATCTCAGGACGTATGCGCTGACATGACATTCCATTTAACCATCCATCATCTATTTCCTTAGGTCCTTGGCAGATGCCGTTGATAAATATGCAGCCTATGCTTAACAGTGGATTATCTCTTGAGAATAATAGGATTATGAATTTTTTACACACAGTTTCATTAACGTAGGCTTTCGTTAGGTGATGCAGTATAGTAATCAACACTAGTGAGAGCAAGAAAATACTCACTTTTCTGTTAACTGTCATATCTAACTTTAGTGCTAACAGGAAAAATATGAAGATCATTGCACTAAATGAATAGTAATCTGCGAGGGTAGCAGTTATAAACTCGCCCGTTTCTTGCTTGCTTATATAAAATGGGGATAGGATAGAATTAAAGCCTGGCGGACCATACATCAGCCCGATAGGAGCATAATTTAGAGCTACAATCATAAGAACTCCATAAAACATAGTTTAGCAAAAGGAAAATAGAGAAAGTACATAACCTATTTGTAAACAGTAACCCAAAGCTGTGTAAAGCAAAAGATGAAAAGTGTAACAATTGACAATAGCTTAATTAGGTGTTTTTTTATGATTTTCATATTTATCAATCAGTAGGGTATCGTGTAGTAGTAAAAAGTAGTTTAGCTTTCAAAAAACAAGGAAAACTAGGCTCCAATCTCTTTATCCAGTCATTAGTACTATACTATATATTCCTTGCTATGCAATGTCAGAATAATTTGATATCTCACAAAGAGGAATGCTGTACTCTATATAAGGGACAGAGTATACCGGTGCACTTTAAGTTCATTTTTTCGAGTGATATCACAAAATTTAAAATTTCAGGCATAATTGTGAATGATTTAAGAACTGGTATTGTTTAAAAAATGCAGGGAGGAAATTAGGATTAAATAATCTTGTTGAGACTACTATCATGATAAAAGATGATGCTCTAAATATGGAGTTAACTTTTAGCATAGTAGAAATTATACTTATAAAATCTAGTAAGTTATTATCGGATGACTATTAAATGTGATTTTTTCAATCAATTAAGAAATCCGTGTGATTTACTTTTCGTCATATCAAATAATAGTGGTTTTCATAAAAATCTATGAGTAAATATTATGTTCTTTTCTAAATCAAGTGATGTAACCCTAGTTATTACAAGTTTCCACATTGGAGGTTTGCCAACGGGTAGGCTTTTGAGTCCTTCTAATCCATATAACCGATTGACCGAAGAGCGCGCTGTACAAAGGGTTCTGGCGACATGAGAAACTGACGTTCCCTGATGTAGCATCAACCTGAGTGCATAATCTTTATCCCTGGTTTTATGGATAATTTTTTTCATCTGGCAGCGTTCATTTCAGGATACTGGTGCTATGATTGGAATGACTCAGTCCAGTTAATGATTTGATTTGACGATTAATCAGATCGCAAAAATCGGACTGAGTTCCCTTCAAGTAATCTACAATTTTGAAATTTTATTTAGGGAAAACCAAACCAGTTAACTTGGCATATAGCAAAACGTTGTTATGTAGATCACAATTCTACATAACTTATTATTCCTACGGTCATGAAAAATTATGGCCTTACTTTTTTCACCCATGACCGGATAAATATACGCCAAAAAATCAAACGTAAGGCTGTTAAGAATCTGCGCTTTCTTTTTTGTATATCTAGTTCGCTATTTGCTGAACGGCCTTCATTTCCTATAGATGAATTATGAGAATATTCTGTGAGATTTATAACTGGTGGGATAACAGCTTTTAATTTAACTATATTATTTTCTCTGAGCAATTTCCATTCATCGGCAACTAACCAAACTGGTTGCAAATAATGAAGTAAGTTTTGCGCCGCTTTATTATTTATAACATATCCATGAGCTAAAGCTGCATCAATAACATTGACTACATGGTAATGTTTAACAAGCGGTTTTTTGAATGCATCTATATACTCATTAACTTTGCTTAATAATAAAAGATTTGGTTCATGAGGTTTGTTATTGTTTATAGTTATTAAGGCATCAAGTATTCCGCTGATATCTTTGCCTATTTCAGCATCATCCTCCATAACTAAAGCTAGTTGTATATTTTCTTTAACCATTTTTTCGTAAATTTTTAAATGGCTTAAAGAGCAACCTAGCTCGCCCAAAGTTATTTCACTTTTGTCAAAATCTGGGCAAAGTACTTTAACTTCATCTTGTGACAGCTCCCTGCCATTTATAGCTTCAATGAATTCAACATTAAGCTCTAATTTTTCAGCTTGATATTGTATTGATTTTCTTCGTTCTAAATCTTTCTTTAGGTTAATGATAAATATTTTCATTCAGATAATACTCAAAATTATAAACAGACATGGTACCCATCATTTTTTCAAAAAATTTATACAGATGGTTTTAAAATAAAAGCATTATAGCTATTTTTTCATTAAAAGCTTACAGTACCTAGTGTTATTCTTTCTAACTACCTCCTAGGCGCTGTACTTAACTTTCGTAATATAGTTCATTTAGCATGAAAAGAACACTTTTTTGACCTCTTCGTTTTATATAGCAGAGGATGCATAGTATAATATTAATAGATAACTTGGCTAGATAAAAAATTGAATATCATTTTATTTTTTATCGAAAGCTAAACTACTTTCTGCCACCACACGACATCCTATTGATATATAAATATAAAAATACATTCATCGATTGCCAGTTGTTGTACTTTTTCAATTTCATTTTATAGAGTTCTTATTTTATATCCTATCGTTCTGACGTATGATCTTCCGAACTTTAGTTTTATTCGCTCCCGTTTTATACAAGCAAACAAGAAACTGGTAAGTTTATAACTGCTATCTTTGTAAATTACTATTTATCTAGCGTACTGATTTCCATATTTTGTCGTTAGCACTGAAATTAAATGTGACGATTAACGAAAAAAGGTGTTGTCTATACTCTTACTGTGGAGATTAATAGCAATCGAGTCAGTCTTCTCTCTATCGCCCAGTATCTTAATCAAATTTCATGATAAAGATACTGGGGGATGTGGCTAAAATTAAAGTGTTATTTGGAGTTTTTCGACACCGCAAGCTCGGGCATAACGTGCAAGGGTATCTATGCTGGCCTTATTTATATTGCTTTCCATGCGAGAGACAGTCGGTGGCTTAACTCCCATACGTTCTGCTACTTGGGCACGTGTGATGCCTGCATTGCACCGCCATTCAGCTAGCAGCGCCTGTAATTTTTCTTTTCGCTCTTCGGCTTCGTATGCTGCCCGGTACTCGGGGTCTTTCATCCATTCAGCGTGTAATTCGTCATGAGTTTTCAATTTCACGTTTGATTTCCTCTAGTCTTCGTTTAGCTAGCTCGATTTCGTTTTTTGGCGTCTTTTGGTTTTTTTTAATGAAGATGCGGAGCATATAGATCTTGCTACCCGCTTCATAAACCCAAATACCGCGAGCGATGTCGTTACCCATTGTGCGGATCTCGTAAAGCCCATCACCAAGGGGCTTTGTATCCGGTTCCCGTAGGATCCGCGGGTTTTCCTCCAGTTTTTTAACCAGCCGGTCATACTTCACTTTTGTCAGTTTTGGTAAGCTATCGGCTTCTTTGGCTGCTTCATCATGATAGATAACTTTAAACACTCTTTCCTCCTCCTGAAATAAATATTAGCATCCAAGTTAAATTAGCTCAAAGGCTAATTTTTCAAAGAAATGTACAGAATCTGTTATGAGATGGCCAACGACAAATCTACCTGATTTCCCATATCAGCTTATCATTTCAAGCATTGAGAATGCTGTAAGCTGCATGACTTACCAAATTGGGCTATGTAAATCCGCTGATTTATCACCCAAAAGATGTTCGTAATTCCCTCATAATTAATGCATTCTTCTCTTAATCATCATTTTGGTTATTTATTGATACGCAGATAAGTCCGATTTTTACCAGATTGAATCCCGTTTAATGCTTTAACAGTCTGCCTTGGCAAAGAATAATGTCAGTTAATCAACTACGGAAAATGTTGGTTTGTCGGAAACGGTGACTAAGGCTAACAACGCGGTCCCGGGCAGCCGGAAAATTAACGGGAAGACGTTGAGTGGGGATGTCAGTTTGAGTGCTGGGGATGTGGGGGCATGTCGTGCTTATAGCGGCTCGATCAATACCGCTACTGGCATGTGGACAACCGCTGAATTTTTACAATGGCTAAAATTCCAGGGGGCTTTTGATAATCCATACTGGATATGTAAGGGATCATGGTCATATGCCAACAATCGCATAATCAACGATACAGGCTGCGGTAATATTTGTCTTGCGGGGGCTGTGGTTGAAGTCATGGGCATAGAATCTGCAATGACTATCCGTGTTACAACACCGACGACGACAAACGGAAACGGCATCGCAAACGTACAATTTACTTATATTAATCATGGTGAAGGGTACTATCCGGGTTGGCGTAGGGACTATAACACCGCAAATAAACCCACTGCTGAGGATGTGGGGGCATTTCCTGGATTTATTTCTGTCAATAGTATCCCAACAAGGAGCTATGTTGGGGCCTGGGGCGGGTCCGGGAACGGGAGTTCGGGATGGGTTAAAGGACTTAATATCGGTACCACAGGTAGTGATGTAGGTCAATTATACATCGATCCCGATGGAAATCTTTATGCATATTTTTTAAATAATAATGGCTTTACAAGAGGGGGGGTAGTCAATACCCACCCAGTTGGCACCCCCATTCCATGGCCGCAACCCAATCCCCCATCAGGTTATCTTGCGTGCAACGGTCAAGCATTTAATAAATCTCAATATCCCCAGTTAGCCATAGCTTACCCATCCGGCGTACTCCCTGATCTGCGCGGTGAGTTTATTCGTGGCTGGGATGATGGGCGCGGTGTTGATAGTGGTCGTGGGATTTTGTCATGGCAGGGGGATGCAATTAGAAATATTACGGGCTCAATGCTTTTCAAAGAGATGGTTGCAGGAGTTCAATCCGCAGGCGTTTTTAATGAATCGAGAAACTACACTGATCGTACATATCATGAGGATGGGGGCGGCTACACATCGACTGTATATTTTGATGCATCTCGTGTCGTTCCGACAGCTAACGAAAATCGCCCTCGTAATATAGCATTTAACTACATAGTGAGAGCAGCATAATGACAGAACAAAAATACTCTTTAGACCATGAAACCGCCGTATTGGGTAAAGATGGTTTAGCCACTCAAGCAGGATGGATAAAGGTTTACCACACTAATCAGATGACAAGAGAATTTACCACTGCTGATATTGAATATGTCATGCTTGGTGTTAGTCTGTCAGCCGGTGCCTATTCCGATGCGCCAGAGCTCCCGAAATCTCATAATGAAGCTGTTTGTCGTAGCGAAGATAAACTCTGTTGGGAAATCGTCCCTGATTATCGGGGTAAAATCGCTTACGACACTCAAACTCGTCAGAAGCGTGAAATCACCGAACTGGGCGAACTGCCGGATACCCTGACCTTCAAGCAACCTGATACTGATTATGATAAGTGGAACGGTAAAGAATGGGTAGTTGATAAAGACCTTCTCAAATCGCATCAGATTGATGAAGCCAAGCAACAGCAAGCAGCACTGTTACAACAGGCAAATGACACTCTCTCATTGCTACAAGACTCGGTTGACTTGGAGGTTGCGACAGACTCAGAGAAAGCCGCTTTGCTTGAATGGAAGAAATACCGGGTATTACTCACTCGGGTAGATACTTCACAAGCACCCAATGTTGAATGGCCGGAGCAGCCGAAGTAAGGATAGGGGCATGATACCATTGATTTAATTCTGGTTTTTCAGAGAACAAAGGAGGTCGACCAGAATCAAAAAAACCTTATATGCCCGTCGCTTCTTGGATACATTAACCAAGGCGACGGGCAACAGTTAAACAATACTAATTTTGAGGTTGACGCCACACGCCGCCGCATAGCGCTCAAGTGTCGCAACGCTGGCTTTCATCGGATTCTTTTCAACCTTAGCGACTGCCGGTGGGGTAATTCCCAGTCGTTCGGCTAACTGTGAACTGTTAATGCCTGCCCTTTTTTTCATGCTCTGTATCAACTCGTAGAGTTCTTCTTCCTGTTTGGCTGCTTCATAAGCGGCCTGAGCTCCGGGGGATGAAAGGGCTTGTGCCCTGACTTCTGACCAGGGAATACCTTTAACTTTCATTTGTCATCTCCTCTAATCTTTGCAATGCCAGCTTTATTTCTGGCGCTGGGGTTTTCGGTGTTTTTTTGATAAATGTGCGGAGTATGTAAATTCTCCGGCCGGCGACATAAGCAAAAATGGTTCGGGTAATGTCTTTATTGCCAACACGTAACTGGAATAACCCGTCACGCAACGGCTCTGTTGCCGGGTACCGCAATGTGTTCCCCCTAGCTTCTAGTTTATCAAGTGCCAGTACCGTTTTACCTCTCATCACCTCGTCCAGTGCTTGAATCTCATTGCTAGCTTCTTCGTGAAATATCAGTTCAAACATGCATCCCCCCTTTTCGGGAAAATTAACTCAAAGATGAATTTAAATCAAAGGTTAATTTAACCAATAGGTGAATTAACAGCATCTACAGACGGGATCATGCACGCGGCAAAAACGGCACTACATCGTTCCCGCTTACCCGATTTAGATCTAAAAAATTTTGCAATAAATTTTGTGCTCAATCATAGCGTCAGAGCTGTAATAACTTGCTGTTTAACAGCATATTTTAAAAGGATATTTTTGGATCCCCGCCAGATCAATGTAAGACCGAAATGGAAAGCAAGAAATGAAAAAATACATAAAGTACAGAAGGTTAATAGGAGAAAGGAAAAAGGTTTTGCAAAACTTTCACAGAAAAAGATCAAACAAGGATCAGAAAAAACGGGCAACGAAAATCATATTCAGACGTTGTAGATCAATGCTGTATAGTTCCCACACATCAAACCGTTTCTGTTCATCCGGTGTCGCTATGACACCAGCCGTCTATCTTGGGTATAAGATGAATACTATTTTGATAACACTAAGCCACATCAGCCATTTACTGGGTTTGCTGATGCTAATCCGGATAGTAAATCCCCGATGAATGCCTTATGTATAGAACCAAAATTTAAGGCGGGATTTTAGCTGCGTGAAAAATTAAGGCAATGGGTACTTGTTGAGAATAAAAAAAGAATTACAATTTATTGTATGATATCCGTTCAATCACAAGAGAATCAAGAAATTATTATTCCAGATAGTTTTACAAAACAGACGAGGCCGTCGCAATATCATAAGAGGGGTGGGAAGTGGTTAATTTCGAAGGATGACGAAGAAAAACTGAAAAATGATATTCAACAAGCAGCAATTAATGAGCGAGGCTATTCAAAAAATTGCACCGCTGCAATATGCCGCAGATACAGGAATGGAATCAGAGGAAGATAAAGGGTTGTTGCTCGAATGGAAAAAAATACGTGGTATTACTTAATCGGATTGATGTTGCAGCAGCGCCAGATATCACCTGGCCTGAAAAACCTATGAAGTGATTGAGTTGGGTATAAGGGAAAGGGGTGGTCAGAACGGGATAAAGCCGGATTAACCGGTTTTGTTTTTAATTCGGCTTCTTCGGCTTCAGTAGCAACCTCTAAGTCAACAAAGTCCTGGAGTAGCGAGAGTGTTTCATTCGTCTGTCGTAACAGTGTGGCTTGTTGCTGCTTTGTTCCTTCGATTTGGCTTGATTTAAGAAGATCTTTATCAGCTAACCCACTCTTTACTGTCCCACTTATCATCGGTACCATAAATGAAGATAAGCTTTGAGATGGAGGGAGGTTGTGTAACCTTCGGAAGAGAGAGTATTAGGGTTGTAAAAATGTGAAGTTAATCTCCCATAATTGGGCTGTTTAGGTGAGGTTGATAGTGGGATTACCTAGCAGTACACTAACCGCAATAGAAACTACATTCACATTTTGAGATAGCAAAAACAAATGATACCTAAGAAAATCCACTACGTATGGGTTGGTGATAAGCCTAAACCACAATTTGTTTTAAATTGTATAGATACATGGAAGAAATTCTTACCTGATTATGAACTGATTGAATGGAACAATGAAAGTTTAAAAAGAATTAAAAATAATTATATGGAAGAGGCGTTTCTCAACAATAAATGGGCGTTTGTTTCTGATTATTTACGGCTATATGCACTGTATCATGAAGGTGGTGTATATTTGGACACTGATGTTGAAATCACCAAAAACATAGACAAATTTTTGCAATTGAGTTTTTTTAGTTGTTATGAAAAAGGTGATGAATACTATCCTATTACCTCGGCAGTCATAGGGGCAGAAAAAAGAAACAATATTGTCAGTGATTTACTAAAACAATATAATGATATACATTTTGAGACACCTAATGGGCTGGATTTAGAAACCAATATAATAAAGATAACTCGTTATTTTTCAAGAAAATTCAATTTATCACCACCTTATGATGGAACAAAAGAAACCCATTTGAATAACAATTCCATTATTTATCCATCTAACTATTTTTGTACCCCAGAATTGGGAATGATAAACTTCGCAATACATCATTTTAATGGTTCTTGGCTGCCCTCTCATTCTCGAAAAGATAAATTAAATATTTTTAATAAGTTTATTATCTCTCGATTTATTAAGATAAGAGATAAAGGAGATCCACAGACCTCCTCAAAAGAAAAAATATTACTCAGTGTACCTATGCTAAAAAATAAGAAGTATGTATTAATAATGAAAAAATAAAAAATACGCGGGGTTCATTGGTTAGTAAAATACCCGTCGCCTCTTGGTTAATATCCAAGAGGCGACAGGCAACAGTTAAACGATACTAATTTTGAGGTTAACGCCACATGCCGCCGCATAGCGCTCAAGTGTCGCAACACTGGCTTTCATCGGGTTCTTTTCAACCTTAGCGACTGCCGGTGGGGTAATTCCCAATCGTTCGGCTAACTGTGAACTGTTAATGCCTGCCCTTTTTTTCATGCTCTGTATCAACTCGTAGAGTTCTTCTTCCTGTTTGGCTGCTTCATAAGCGGCCTGAGCTCCGGGGGATGAAAGGGCTTGTGCCCTGACTTCTGACCAGGGAATACCTTTAACTTTCATTTGTCATCTCCTCTAATCTTTGCAATGCCAGTTTTATTTCTGGCGCAGGGGTTTTCGGTGTTTTCTTGATAAATGTGCGGAGTATGTAAATTCGCCGGCCAGCGGCATAAGCAAAAATGGTCCGGGTAATGTCTTTATTGCCAACGCGTAACTGGAATAACCCGTCACGCAACGGCTCTGTTGCCGGGTACCGCAATGTGTTCCCCCTAGCTTCTAGTTTATCAAGTGCCAGTACCGTTTTACCTCTCATCACCTCGTCCAGTGCTTGAATCTCATTGTTAGCTTCTTCGTGAAATATCAGTTCAAACATGCATCCCCCTTTTCGGGAAAATTAACTCAAAGATGAATTTAAATCAAAGGTTAATTTAACCAATAGGTGAATTAACAGCATCTACAGACGGGATCATGCACGCGGCAAAAACGGCACTACATCGTTCCCGCTTACCCGATTTAGATCTCAAAAATTTTGCAATAAATTTTGTGCTCAATCACAGCGTCAGAGCTGTAATAACTTGCTGTTTAACAGCATGTTTTAAAAGTATATTTTTAGCTTCCCGCCAGATCAATGCAAGACCGAAATGGAAAGCAAGAAATGAAAAAAAATACATAAAATACAGAAGATTAATAGAAGAAAGAAAGGGAAAAGGTTTTGCAAAACTTTCACAGATAATGGAGGTTATTCAAAAAATTGCACCGCTGCAATATAGCGCAGATACTGGAATGGAATCAGAGGAAGAGAAAGGGTTGTTGCTTGAATGGAAAAAATACCGGGTATTACTCAATCGGATTGATGTTTCATCAGCGCCAGATATTAACTGGTCTGAAAAGCCTATGGAGTGATTAAGTTGGGGATGAGGAAGGAATAAAGCCGGGCTAACCGGCTTCGTTCTTGCTTACTTAGGTATCTCCGGCCATTGCACATCAGGTGCTTGATTCACATCTACACGAGTGAGTAACACCCGGTATTTCTTCCACTCAAGCAGAGCGGCTTTCTCTGAGTCTGTCGCAACCTCTAAGTCAACCGAGTCTTGCAATAGAGACAGTGTTTCATTGGCTTGCTGTAACAGTGCTGCTTGCTGTTGCTTGGCTTCATCAATCTGATGCGATTTGAGAAGGTCTTTATCTACTACCCATTCTTTACCGTTCCACTTGTCAAAATCAGTGGGTGGTTTTTTGAATGTCAGCGTACCCGGTAACTCACCGATTTCAGTGATTTCAGTCGGAGCGCGGGTTTGCGTGTCGTAAGCGATTTTTCCACGATAGTCAGGGAGGATTTCCCAACAGAGTTTATCTGCACTGCGACAAACCGCCTCATCATCAGATTTCGGTAACTCAGGAGCATCAGAATAAGCACCAGCTGATAGACTGACACCCAGCATCACGTATTCAATATCAGAGCTCGTGAATTCTCGTGTGATTTGATTAGAGTGATAAACCTTTATCCATCCGGCCTGAATAGCTAATCCATCTTTACCCAATACGGCGGTTTCATGGTCTAAAGAATATTTTTGTTCTGTCATTATGCTGCTCTCACTATGTAGTTAAATGCGATGTTCCGGGGACGGGTTTCGTTTGCAGTACGTGCAACGCGAGATGCGTCAAATGTTACAATGTCTGCTCCTTGTTTGTTAGATGGATAACATGCATACAGCCCACTACTTGAATTGCGTGTCGCATTAAGAGCACCGTCAAAATTTTCGAACTGTGAATAGCCGTCCATTAGTCTCGCTTGAAAACCGCCCGTGATGTTTTGCAGCGCATCTTCCTGCCACGACCCACACACACGCCCCCGATCTACCCCTCTACCATCATCCCAACCACGAATAAATTCGCCTCTTAAATCAGGTACGTTACCTCCAGGGTAAGCTTTCGCTAACATTGGGTATAACGATTTATCAAAGGTCTGGCCGTTGCACGTGAGATAGCCAACGGGCGTGTATCTGTGAGGATACGGAAGCGGGACTCCAACGGGAATCGCCGGATTTGCTGTGCTATATTGAGTCGTCCAGGGCTTATATCGTTCAGGCCCATCCCATGTCTGTCTTGTCGCAATATCGCCCTGATGGGAATAATATGTTTGATGAATTCTCTGATCATTGCTCTTAAATACAGAAAGAAATCCATATGCGTAAATCTTACTTCCGTTATAAGCGGGTAAGTCAGTTACAGAATTGGGATTATCTATAGCAACGCAATATATGCCAGATTCTCGTGTATCAGAGAATCTGCTGTTATCTGACACATATGAACGGAAATCGGGAAACGCCCCCACATCCCCGGCATTCAAACTGACATCCCCACTCAGCACCTTCCCATTAATTTTCCGACTACTCGGCACCGCATTTTTCGCCAATTCCACCGTTTCCACTAAACCAACATTTTCCGTAGTTGATTAACTGACATTATTCTTTGCCAAGGCAGACTGTTAAAGCATTAAACGGGATTCAATCTGGTAAAAATCGGACTTATCTGCGTATCAATAAATAACCAAAATGATGATTAAGAGAAGAATGCATTAATTATGAGGGAATTACGAACATCTTTTGGGTGATAAATCAGCGGATTTACATAGCCCAATTTGGTAAGTCATGCAGCTTACAGCATTCTCAATGCTTGAAATGATAAGCTGATATGGGAAATCAGGTAGATTTGTCGTTGGCCATCTCATAACAGATTCTGTACATTTCTTTGAAAAATTAGCCTTTGAGCTAATTTAACTTGGATGCTAATATTTATTTCAGGAGGAGGAAAGAGTGTTTAAAGTTATCTATCATGATGAAGCAGCCAAAGAAGCCGATAGCTTACCAAAACTGACAAAAGTGAAGTATGACCGGCTGGTTAAAAAACTGGAGGAAAACCCGCGGATCCTACGGGAACCGGATACAAAGCCCCTTGGTGATGGGCTTTACGAGATCCGCACAATGGGTAACGACATCGCTCGCGGTATTTGGGTTTATGAAGCGGGTAGCAAGATCTATATGCTCCGCATCTTCATTAAAAAAAACCAAAAGACGCCAAAAAACGAAATCGAGCTAGCTAAACGAAGACTAGAGGAAATCAAACGTGAAATTGAAAACTCATGACGAATTACACGCTGAATGGATGAAAGACCCCGAGTACCGGGCAGCATACGAAGCCGAAGAGCGAAAAGAAAAATTACAGGCGCTGCTAGCTGAATGGCGGTGCAATGCAGGCATCACACGTGCCCAAGTAGCAGAACGTATGGGAGTTAAGCCACCGACTGTCTCTCGCATGGAAAGCAATATAAATAAGGCCAGCATAGATACCCTTGCACGTTATGCCCGAGCTTGCGGTGTCGAAAAACTCCAAATAACACTTTAATTTTAGCCACATCCCCCAGTATCTTTATCATGAAATTTGATTAAGATACTGGGCGATAGAGAGAAGACTGACTCGATTGCTATTAATCTCCACAGTAAGAGTATAGACAACACCTTTTTTCGTTAATCGTCACATTTAATTTCAGTGCTAACGACAAAATATGGAAATCAGTACGCTAGATAAATAGTAATTTACAAAGATAGCAGTTATAAACTTACCAGTTTCTTGTTTGCTTGTATAAAACGGGAGCGAATAAAACTAAAGTTCGGAAGATCATACGTCAGAACGATAGGATATAAAATAAGAACTCTATAAAATGAAATTGAAAAAGTACAACAACTGGCAATCGATGAATGTATTTTTATATTTATATATCAATAGGATGTCGTGTGGTGGCAGAAAGTAGTTTAGCTTTCGATAAAAAATAAAATGATATTCAATTTTTTATCTAGCCAAGTTATCTATTAATATTATACTATGCATCCTCTGCTATATAAAACGAAGAGGTCAAAAAAGTGTTCTTTTCATGCTAAATGAACTATATTACGAAAGTTAAGTACAGCGCCTAGGAGGTAGTTAGAAAGAATAACACTAGGTACTGTAAGCTTTTAATGAAAAAATAGCTATAATGCTTTTATTTTAAAACCATCTGTATAAATTTTTTGAAAAAATGATGGGTACCATGTCTGTTTATAATTTTGAGTATTATCTGAATGAAAATATTTATCATTAACCTAAAGAAAGATTTAGAACGAAGAAAATCAATACAATATCAAGCTGAAAAATTAGAGCTTAATGTTGAATTCATTGAAGCTATAAATGGCAGGGAGCTGTCACAAGATGAAGTTAAAGTACTTTGCCCAGATTTTGACAAAAGTGAAATAACTTTGGGCGAGCTAGGTTGCTCTTTAAGCCATTTAAAAATTTACGAAAAAATGGTTAAAGAAAATATACAACTAGCTTTAGTTATGGAGGATGATGCTGAAATAGGCAAAGATATCAGCGGAATACTTGATGCCTTAATAACTATAAACAATAACAAACCTCATGAACCAAATCTTTTATTATTAAGCAAAGTTAATGAGTATATAGATGCATTCAAAAAACCGCTTGTTAAACATTACCATGTAGTCAATGTTATTGATGCAGCTTTAGCTCATGGATATGTTATAAATAATAAAGCGGCGCAAAACTTACTTCATTATTTGCAACCAGTTTGGTTAGTTGCCGATGAATGGAAATTGCTCAGAGAAAATAATATAGTTAAATTAAAAGCTGTTATCCCACCAGTTATAAATCTCACAGAATATTCTCATAATTCATCTATAGGAAATGAAGGCCGTTCAGCAAATAGCGAACTAGATATACAAAAAAGAAAGCGCAGATTCTTAACAGCCTTACGTTTGATTTTTTGGCGTATATTTATCCGGTCATGGGTGAAAAAAGTAAGGCCATAATTTTTCATGACCGTAGGAATAATAAGTTATGTAGAATTGTGATCTACATAACAACGTTTTGCTATATGCCAAGTTAACTGGTTTGGTTTTCCCTAAATAAAATTTCAAAATTGTAGATTACTTGAAGGGAACTCAGTCCGATTTTTGCGATCTGATTAATCGTCAAATCAAATCATTAACTGGACTGAGTCATTCCAATCATAGCACCAGTATCCTGAAATGAACGCTGCCAGATGAAAAAAATTATCCATAAAACCAGGGATAAAGATTATGCACTCAGGTTGATGCTACATCAGGGAACGTCAGTTTCTCATGTCGCCAGAACCCTTTGTACAGCGCGCTCTTCGGTCAATCGGTTATATGGATTAGAAGGACTCAAAAGCCTACCCGTTGGCAAACCTCCAATGTGGAAACTTGTAATAACTAGGGTTACATCACTTGATTTAGAAAAGAACATAATATTTACTCATAGATTTTTATGAAAACCACTATTATTTGATATGACGAAAAGTAAATCACACGGATTTCTTAATTGATTGAAAAAATCACATTTAATAGTCATCCGATAATAACTTACTAGATTTTATAAGTATAATTTCTACTATGCTAAAAGTTAAACTCCATATTTAGAGCATCATCTTTTATCATGATAGTAGTCTCAACAAGATTATTTAATCCTAATTTCCTCCCTGCATTTTTTAAACAATACCAGTTCTTAAATCATTCACAATTATGCCTGAAATTTTAAATTTTGTGATATCACTCGAAAAAATGAACTTAAAGTGCACCGGTATACTCTGTCCCTTATATAGAGTACAGCATTCCTCTTTGTGAGATATCAAATTATTCTGACATTGCATAGCAAGGAATATATAGTATAGTACTAATGACTGGATAAAGAGATTGGAGCCTAGTTTTCCTTGTTTTTTTGAAAGCTAAACTACTTTTTACTACTACACGATACCCTACTGATTGATAAATATGAAAATCATAAAAAAAACACCTAATTAAGCTATTGTCAATTGTTACACTTTTCATCTTTTGCTTTACACAGCTTTGGGTTACTGTTTACAAATAGGTTATGTACTTTCTCTATTTTCCTTTTGCTAAACTATGTTTTATGGAGTTCTTATGATTGTAGCTCTAAATTATGCTCCTATCGGGCTGATGTATGGTCCGCCAGGCTTTAATTCTATCCTATCCCCATTTTATATAAGCAAGCAAGAAACGGGCGAGTTTATAACTGCTACCCTCGCAGATTACTATTCATTTAGTGCAATGATCTTCATATTTTTCCTGTTAGCACTAAAGTTAGATATGACAGTTAACAGAAAAGTGAGTATTTTCTTGCTCTCACTAGTGTTGATTACTATACTGCATCACCTAACGAAAGCCTACGTTAATGAAACTGTGTGTAAAAAATTCATAATCCTATTATTCTCAAGAGATAATCCACTGTTAAGCATAGGCTGCATATTTATCAACGGCATCTGCCAAGGACCTAAGGAAATAGATGATGGATGGTTAAATGGAATGTCATGTCAGCGCATACGTCCTGAGATATATAACACAGAGGTTTTCAGATTACATCTTGCTTTTCTATTCTCTAAATTGATGAAAAAAGAAAAGTCAGATATTATTGTTGCGATAGATCCACTAAGTTGCTACACAGCAATTCCCAATTTATATGATTCAAACTATTTAAAAAAGTGAAATTGATACTTAATATTTTATAATATCAACCAATCAACATAAGAGAGATGATAGTGCAAGGTTTACGTTCACATTCCGAAAAAAAATTATCAATTATAGTTACAGCTCATAACTTAGAGGATTTAATAGGAAGATGCTTAAAAAGTATAATAGAATGCCTATACAAAGTGCCTTATGACGATTATGAAGTGCTGATGATTGATGATAATTCATCAGATTTAACCACAACTATTTTAAAGATGTTTGAGTCTGAAAATGAATCATTTCATTATGTCAAAACATCGTTTCATAATATAGGTAAAGTCAGAAACTATGGTGTAAATATTAGTAGAGGAAAGTATATAACCTTCATTGATGGTGACGACAGTCTTGCAAAATTTAATATGGGAAAAGTTATATCATTATTAGATGATAACTCTCCTGACATACTTTTATCAAAGATGCATGAAGTGTTTAAGCCATCCGAAGAGGTAGTAAAAGCTCATATAGGAAAACCAATAAAGTTAAGTAAGAATAAAGCAATACAAAAATTTTTAATCCATAAAGATTTTCAAGCTCATCTATGGGGTAAATTTTTAAAAAGAGACTTATTTTATTCGCTTAGATTCCCTGAAGTGACATGCTATGAAGATGCTTTAGCATTTCCAATATTATTAAATAATTGCGAGAAAATATATTATATTGACGAAAAAATATATAATTATATAAAACATAGTGGAAGTCTATCAAGCTATATTGACTCAGATAAAGCAGATCTAATGGCAGATGCTGTTAAGTGCATGTTTGATACTTTTGGAGCTCACTTTAATAGTCTTACTGCATGTCACGCTATTGACCTAGTTAATAAGCATAAAGAAAAGTTGTCAAAAGAAAAATATGATCTATTAGTTAATAGATTAAACTCATTATCCAAAATAAAATTCTATTTTGATCCTAAAGTACGTATGAGTTTTAAACGCAAACTTTTCAGCATCAAATTATAAGAAATAAATTAAAATAGCCAGTAATTTAATCTGGCTTTCACCTTTATAGATACATTTCTTATTCAGACAAACCAATAGGTAGAATCTTCCATGTAAATCAATAAACTTAGTATGCTAACCTGTAATTTAAAATGAAGTCATTTGTTTTGACACTATGAAAGTAGTGTTTTTTTTGTTACCATATCAACTGAGAGTAAATTTTATATTATAAAGGTCAGTGAGTAGATATTATGTTCTTTTCTGATTCAAGTGATGTTACCCTAGTTATTACAAGTTGTGGTCGATTTGATTTATTAAAGCAAACTATTGAGTCATTTGATAAGTATAATTCTTATCCTATACAAACAGGTTGTTATAACAGAAGACTCTGGAGATAAATCTATTTATTCTGTTATACCTGAGCACTGGTTACCATACTGTGAAATTATTTTAAACAATCCTAAACTAGGACAAATCAAGTCAATTGATCTAGCATATAGTAAAGTAAAAAACTGACTATATCTTCCATTGTGAAGACGATTGGCTTTTCTATAGAGATAAATTTATCGAAGATTCTTTTGTTGCTTTGAAATCTGATAAAAACATACTCCAAGTATGGCTCAGAGATTTAAAAGAGGATGTAATGTTTCATTATCCATTCCATTACCCTAGTAATTTCAGAGAATTAGAGGGTGTTTACTTTTCTACTCTGGAAAGTAATGACTCCAGATGGATGGGGTTTAGTTTTAATCCAGGGCTTAGAAGAAAATCAGATTATGAATTATTTATGCCCTACAATCTGGCTGGTGACACAGAAATGACACTATCGAAGAAGTATGCCAAAATAGATAAATATGTAGTTATTTTGGATAAAAGTGCAGTTAGGCATATTGGTTGGGATGACCATATAAAAACGGATGAAGAGATAAGACAAAGAAAGCTAAAGAATAAAAGGAAAATAAAGTATTTTACTTTTGGGGTAATTACAGGGTGTATTTTAATGTATTTAATTAAAGGATTTTAATTAATATCTATTTGATTTATGAGTATTAGTGAGTGATTTAATAATCTAATTATAATGGTTATGCACACACTTAATGCAATATAGGGGGGGCTGGTTCCCGCAAGATTCGCGGGTTTTCCTCCAGTTTTTTAACCAGTTGGTCATACTTCACTTTTGTAAATTTCGGTAAGCTATCGGCTTCTTTGGCTGCTTCATCATGATAGATAACTTTAAAACACTCTTTCCTCCTCCTGAAATAAATATTAGCATCCAAGTTAAATTAGCTCAAAGGCTAATTTTTCAAAGAAATGTACAGAATCTGTTATGAGATGGCCAACGACAAATCTACCTGATTTCCCATATCAGCTTATCATTTCAAGCATTGAGAATGCTGTAAGCTGCATGACTTACCAAATTGGGCTATGTAAATCCGCTGATTTATCACCCAAAAGATGTTCGTAATTCCCTCATAATTAATGCATTCTTCTCTTAATCATCATTTTGGTTATTTATTGATACGCAGATAAGTCCGATTTTTACCAGATTGAATCCCGTTTAATGCTTTAACAGTCTGCCTTGGCAAAGAATAATGTCAGTTAATCAACTACGGAAAATGTTGGTTTAGCGGAAACGGTGGCGTTGGCAAAAAGTGCTTACCCAAAATCCGGTGGGACGATTAGCGGGGACGTTTATTTAAAAGGCGATAAGCGCTTGGGGTATTACATCACTGATGAAAACGGACGTATCCGAGCTGAAATTTATAAAGAAAAAGGCGGCAATCTATTCTGACGAACGGCTACGGCGGCGGCGGGATGTTTATCATTCGGCGGGATGGAGCAGTGAGTTTTGGTAATGAAAATGCGGCAATAACAGGCGATGGAAATATCTACGGAAAAGCATGGTCTACAAGCCGCGACCCAGGATATTTATATGATTATCTTGAGCATTTGTGCCCCGTTGGCGTCCCAATGCCGTATCCGAATAGATATACCCCTGTTGGCTATCTCACTTGTAACGGTCAAGCATTTAATAAATCTCAATATCCCCAGTTAGCCATAGCTTACCCATCCGGCGTACTCCCTGATCTGCGCGGTGAATTTATTCGTGGCTGGGATGATGGGCGCGGTGTTGATTCGGGGCGTGTGTGTGGTACGTGGCAGGCTGGCGCGAATGAATCACATAGTCACACAATGCCAACTGGCAGAATGCCAGTTAACGTTGATTCTATCTCGAAAACATGGGTCGTTGTTGAAAACGATGTGTCAACGACGAAAGTATCGACATACGTTGCGGGCGGAAAACGAAACCCGTCCCCGCAACATTGCCTTTAATTACATAGTGAGAGCAGCATAATGACAGAACAAAAATACTCTTTAGACCATGAAACCGCCGTATTGGGTAAAGATGGTTTGGCTATTCAGGCAGGCTGGATAAAGGTTTATCACTCTAATCAAATTACACGAGAATTCACTACGTCTGATATCGAATATGTCATGCTCGGTGTCAGTCTGTCAGCTGGTGCCTATTCCGATGCGCCAGAAACTTCCCAAATCACATGATATGGCCGTTTGTCGTAGTGAGGATTGCACACACTGGGAAATAGTACCTGACTATCGTGGAAAAACCGCTTACGACACGCAAACCCGCGCTCCGACTGAAATCACTGAAATCGGGGAATTGCCCAACACACTCACATTCAAAAAACCACCCACTGATTTTGACAAGTGGAACGGTAAAGAATGGGTAGTTGATAAAGACCTTCTCAAATCGCATCAGATTGATGAAGCCAAGCAACAGCAAGCAGCACTGTTACAACAGGCAAATGAACACTCTCTCATTGCTACAAGACTCGGTTGACTTGGAGGTTGCGACAGACTCAGAGAAAGCCGCTTTGCTTGAATGGAAGAAATACCGGGTATTACTCACTCGGGTAGATACTTCACAAGCACCCAATGTTGAATGGCCGGAGCAGCCGAAGTAAGGATAGGCGTATGATACCATTGATTTAATTCTGGTTTTTCAGAGAACGAGGGAAGTCGACCAGAATCAAAAAAACCTTATATGCCCATCGCTTCTTGGATACATTAACCAAGGCGACGGGCAACAGTTAAACGATACTAATTTTGAGGTTAACGCCACATGCCGCCGCATAGCGCTCAAGTGTCGCAACACTGGCTTTCATCGGGTTCTTTTCAACCTTAGCGACTGCCGGTGGGGGTAATTCCCAGTCGTTCGGCTAACTGTGAACTGTTAATGCCTGCCCTTTTTTTCATGCTTTGTATCAACTCGTAGAGTGCCTCTTCCTGCTTGGCTGCTTCATAAGCGGCCTGAGCTCCGGGGGATGAAAGGGCTTGTGCCCTGACTTCTGACCAGGGAATACCTTTAACTTTCATTTGTTATCTCCTCTAATCTTTGCAATGCCAGTTTTATTTCTGACGCTGGGGTTTTCGGTGTTTTCTTGATAAATGTGCGGAGTATGTAAATTCGCCGGCTGACGGCATAAGCAAAAATGGTCCGGGTAATGTCTTTATTGCCAATGCGTAACTGGAATAACCCGTCACGCAACGGCTCTGTTGCCGGGTACCGTAATGTGTTCCCCCTAGCTTCTAGTTTATCAAGTGCCAGTACCGTTTTACCTCTCATCACCTCGTCCAGTGCTTGAATCTCATTGTTAGCTTCTTCGTGAAATATCAGTTCAAACATGCATCCCCCCTTTTCGGGAAAATTAACTCAAAGATGAATTTAAATCAAAGGTTAATTTAACCAATAGGTGAATTAACAGCATCTACAGACGGGATCATGCACGCGGCAAAAACGGCACTACATCGTTCCCGCTTACCCGATTTAGATCTAAAAAATTTTGCAATAAATTTTGTGCTCAATCACAGCGTCAGAGCTGTAATAACTTGCTGTTTAACAGCATGTTTTAAAAGTATATTTTTTAGCTTCCCGCCAGATCAATGCAAGACCGAAATGGAAAGCAAGAAATGAAAAAAAATACATAAAATACAGAAGATTAATAGAAGAAAGAAAGGGAAAGGTTTTGGCAAAACTTTCACAGATAATGGAGGTTATTCAAAAAATTGCACCGTCTGCAATATAGCGCAGATACTGGAATGGAATCAGAGGAAGAGAAAGGGTTGTTGCTTGAATGGAAAAAATACCGGGTATTACTCAATCGGATTGATGTTTCATCAGCGCCAGATATTAACTGGTCTGAAAAGCCTATGGAGTGATTAAGTTGGGGATGAGGAAGGAATAAAGCCGGGCTAACCGGCTTCGTTCTTGCTTACTTAGGTTATCTCCGGCCATTGCACATCAGGTGCTTGATTCACATCTACACGAGTGAGTAACACCCGGTATTTCTTCACTCAAGCAGAGCGGCTTCTCTGGAGTCTGTCGCAACCTCTAAGTCAACCGAGTCTTGCAATAGAGACAGTGTTTCATTGGCCTTGCTGTAACAGTGCTGCTTGCTGTTGCTTGGCTTCATCATCTGATGCGATTTGAGAAGGTCTTTATCTACTACCCATTCTTTACGTTCCACTTGTCAAAATCAGTGGGTGGTTTTTTGAATGTCAGCGTACCCGGTAAACTCACCGATTTCAGTGATTTCAGTCGGAGCGCGGGTTTTGCGTGTCGTAAGCGATTTTTCCTACGATAGTCAGGGAGGATTTCCCACAGAGTTTATCGTGCACTGCGACAAACCGCCTCAATCATCAGATTTCGGTAACTCATGGAGCATCGAATAAGCACCAGCTGATAGACTGACACCCAGCATCACGTATTCAATATCAGAGCGTCGTGAATTCTCGTGTGATTTGATTTAGAGTGATAAACCTTTATCCATCCGGCTGAATAGCTAATCCATCTTTACCGAATACAGCGGTTTCATGGTTTAAAGAGTATTTTTGGTCTGTCATTATGCTGCTCTCACTATGTAGTTAAATGCGATATTGCGGGGGCGGGTTTCTCTTTGATTTTCATATTCTTGTATGATTTCATGATAACTGCCGTTGTTTGTTCCCGTTGCTGCTGAAAATCCTGTATCTCGATGTTTCCCGTTTTTTCCAATTATTATCCCAGTAACCTGCGATCGCGGAGACTGGAGCTTGTCCCTCCTGATAAGACAAAATTCCACGACCACTATCAACACCGCGCCCATCATCCCAGCCACGAATGAACTCACCGCGCAGATCAGGTACTTTGCCACTGGGATAGGCCGCAGCTAACTTCGGATATGTGGATTTATTAAATGCTTGACCGTTGCACGCAAGATAACCTGATGGGGGATTTGGTTGCGGCCACGGGATAGGTGCGCCAACAGGGATGTTATTTGCTGCGTTAATGTCATCAATAGTGGCTAATGTGCCATATTTTTGGGGAAAACTAGTAACAAAAATATTTTCACCTGAGGCTTTTCGCTTATACAAATAAATAGATTGATAATTATCGTCATGAAGACTAGCTTCAATACCAAAATATCCTCTATTTTTCTTATCGGAGGGTGGTTTAAAATAGATACGTGGATAAGAACTAATTGTCTCAACAATCTCGACATTTCCTCTTGCAAAATTATTGTTCACCCAGCTCAGAGGAGCGGCCCCCAATTCCTCCGGTGACGGCTTATTTGTAGCGCTATATACGCGAACACCGGCATCATACACTCCGTTTCCGTAGATTGACCCAGTTGCGTTGATACTTCCATTGACAACACCGCCCGTTTTTGGATATGCCCCCACATCCCCGGCAGTAGGTTTGTTGAGTTGACTATATACCCGAATACCGGGTGCTTCATACACACCCTTACCGGAAATATATCCAGTGGCATCCACATTCCCGTTTACAACACCGCCTGATTTTGGGTAAGCACTTTTTGCCAATGCCACCGTTTCCGACTAAACCAAGGTTTTTTATAAACTCACTTTTATTAGGGATATCTACCCCATTTTGATTTTTTGCCAACCGGCTATTAGCATTATCTGTAGCCCTATTAGCTTCATCATGAGCATTTTTCGCTGCTACATTTGCTGTATTTGCAAAATCATATGCGCCCTTAACTGCTCTAGGAGTCGCAGCTAAGGTTTCATGCGCACTATCAGTAGCACTGCTTAGCTGTACAATCCCCTTCTGGCTTAACGTAGCATCAGCAACGCTACTTAATTTACCCTCAGCCATTTTTCTAACATCGTTCACTGCTCTAGGCGTCGCAGCTAAGGTTTCATTCGCACTATCAGTAGCACTGCTTAACTGTACAATCCCCTTCTGGCTTAACGTAGCATCAGCAACGCTACTTAATTTACCCTCAGCCATTTTTCTAACGTCGTTCACCGCTTTCGGCGTCGCTGCCTGATCTTCTCTGTCAGAATTTGTCGCGTTGTTAAGTTGCGAAATCCCTTTGCGCACAAGCGAAGCATCCGGAATTTCCGCAGTAATTTTTTGTTTTAACGCTAAATCTAATTGCGCAACGAGTTTCTCAAGATCTCCATCATCAATAACGTCCTCACCCGTTTTTTCTGCAATATATTTCCCAATCACCGCAGCGATAATTGAGGATTGCCGCCAAACTTTATTTAACTGCTCACTCCTTGCTATTCCTGATTTAAATCCCTCTTCAATAAAACCTAAGCTTTCATATTCTTCTTGCGATAATGTATTCGCGTTTTCACCAGTGGCAAACGCTTTAAAGTCATTTTTAGCCATTTCTAACCCTCAACGACATGGTAATTAACCGTTATTCCCATTGGTTTAATGGAGAGATAACCCTGACGGATAATTTCTTTGGTGATAGTACTAATTGATTTACCTTTTACAGTCACTGTGAATGACATATCCAAATTATCTTCAAAGGAGATGGATACGTTGTGATTTGAATGAATAAAACTCAGGATGTTATTAAGTGATTCCCCCGTTCCATCCCAGTTGTTTTCCCCTATTTTAGCTTTAATTACGATGCGGTAATTGTTGTCATCCAGGTCAATATAACTTTTGTCACTATCAAACCGATCTTTCCAGGTACCGTAATCAAATCCCAATTCAGGGATATCAAAGGAGAAGTAATAGTATTCAATCGGAGCCTGGATTGTTCGGTTTCTCCCTACCCATTCACCGATAATATCAAGCTGTTTACCCACCGCTTTATCAAGGTCAAAACTGCTAATCAATAAATCATTTGTAAGTGCACTCTGGTTCAATATATCGGTAACCGCTTCAAGCATTCTGACGTATTTTTTACCCTCCATGTGATACGCCGGGATCAGTTTCATATATTTGTTCATTTGAGCACCGTCACTATTTTTATATTTCCAGGTGAACAAGTCGGTGCTTCGTTAAAAGCTATGTTGATGTTCGCCGAGTTTGTTGTTGATGCTGTTTTACCTACCATCACAGATAGGACTTCATAGGTCTGGCTACCGTTTTTATTACACAAGTTTGCCGGAACAAACAGGCGGGTAACATATATCCCATCACCAATGTAAAGTGAGTTGATATAATCAGATATTTCTTTACGAATGCTATTCCCAATATCCGAGGTGTATCCGATAAAGGGTCTAATCTGAATTTCAACGTAGATTGGCACCAGCGTAGGGCGATAGAAGTTTATCGTTTTTTCATTGCCGGCAATGTCTGTGACAATTTCAGCCGTGGTGCCAAATGTCGGTATGCCCGGCGTTTTCTTTTTTAAGATGGTTTGAGCAATTTCTTTCGAGTCTCCACCATCAATCACAATGGCTATACTGTGTGCGGGTATGCCATTTTCATCAGTTTGATCTGTGTCGTTGTCATATCCCCGATAACGTGAGACGCCATGCAGATTGGCAATCGCACCAATTAATCCATCCATAATGGTTTGTGAAGGCAACGCGACTGAAACCGCCTGACGTATTCGCAGTTCTGCATCGGATTCAATTCCACGGCCAAGGGTGGCCGCAACCGGGTTTGTCACTGTTTGCCAACCCAAGGTTGGCGTCGCAATCTGATTAACCGTGTGCGGCAGTGCGCCAATCGCGCCAGTCTGTTGACATATGGCCGTCACAATTGCCTGTCCGTGTGTGTCGATAATCACTTCATCAGGGAGTGACCAGGTGTTTCCAGCGTCATCCCGCACGGAAGCGTTGCGAATAACGGTTCCGGCCCGACCAGTTATCAATACATCCACAGTCGAGTTACTGGGGCTTTTTCTGGTAATGCCATTGATTTTGACACTGCGGGAAAGTCCTTCACCTATCGCAGTTGTCGGGCTAAATGAGTTGTAGGAGGCAATGGTGGCATTGTTACAACCGTGAACAACGTACGCTATCAGCGACAGAAAAACCCCGTCTTTACTGTCAGATTCAACGTAAATATCGCTCCCGTAGATATCCCTGAATATCGCCTTCCAGCCATTTAAGATGGTTTGATAATCAGGCGCGTTGATCCCGTTTTTATCAATAGCAGGTAACATTGAGGTGATAATACTTTCATACATCAGCAGTTACTCCTGTCTGTCCATAAATCGTGTCAATCGTGGCGGTAATGGTGATTTTTCTTGTGCTGGGGTTTCTTTCACTACGGTAGTGGATAATTTCTGATACGCCCTGGGTTTGCAGTATTCGCTGTCTGATAATCAGGTCATAAAAACCCGATGTGCCTTTACCCAGTACTTTGCCGTAATCGGTTCCCTCCCGGTCATCAAGAAACCATTCGCCACTGCACAGCATCAAGCGGGTTTTTACCGCCTGCGCGACCGCTTCCGGTGAGTTGATAAGAAAACTCGCTTCTCCACGACCAAATACATAGTCGTTGTCAATTTCTCTTCTGTATCTCATTGCGGTTTCCTCGTGCTACCGCTACCGGTTTGTACACCACCGTGCGTATGGTTCATCAGGCTTATGCCACCTGCGGTCAGATCGTTGCTCACCGTAACCGGGCCTTGCAAGGTTGCTGTTCCACCACCCGATCCCATCCCTTGCGATAAGTTGCCATTAATGGTGACGTTGCCGTTTAGGGTGATTTCAGGTGAAGTGATTTCAGTACCGCCATGTGCAGTAACAATGAGTTTTGCCGGTGTGATCACGGTGACATTGTGGCTACCGGGATCGAGTTCGATATAAGCCGCGCCATCATCACTTCTTAGTTGCGCAGTGCTGGTACTTGATGTCGGCTATTTTTTGTTGCTGGGATTGTGGGCCAATAATCGCAAATCCATCGGACAGGTTGTGTTGTCGGGGATCTACCGGTTCTTGTACGCCGCCAGATTGCCACCAGTAATCAATACAGCGATCAGCAAATACCACCAGGCATTCATCACCCGTTTTTACCGGGAACGTTAACGTCACACCTCCGCCCCTTGGAAATATGACCGGCACATCGACTAACAGCGGCAAGGATACGGATTCCAGTACGCCGTCTTTTTTCCTGATTTTCCATCTGATGGCGGGTTGGGCGGTTACTGTGACCGCGTCAGGGTTAAATGATTGAATAATGCAGGGCAAAGAGACATACAATCCGGCGCTAATGACCTCTTGCATAGAAAAAAAGACCGCTTCGGGTCTATTTAGTCGTTCATCAGTATTTATCATCAGGTGTTTGCCTTATCTTTATTGCTCATTAATTTTTTCAGCAATGTGTGATCGCTTTTAGCAACACACATCATCTCCATGTACCAGTCAGTTTCCGCGGATGTCGCCGGAATAATTTACGCTGAAAACGATGTAATCACCGTCAGAATCCAATGCTGATGGTTGTTCTTTTGCATCTTTATGATTGTCAGATTTAGGTGTTTCATTGCCAGAAGGCTCAACCGGCTTGATTGAGCGGTTATCCAGTCTAATTAATGTGCCGGGGCCGATATTGGGATTGATTAAGCATTTAACGTTAATACCGGCATCGATGGTCTGTTCAGGCATACCAATCAGACCCGTTTTTAATGTGAGTACAACCGCCTCTGTCAGATATTTATTCCTAGGCACAATATGCAACTGGTTATCTTCGTAACGCCAGTTAGCATCACATTGCTTCGCTAGTTAGAAACTTCATTACGGTGCATACCAAAAGCACTTTTCCCCTAGGTGATGCCGATTTGCGAAATTCCGGGCGCAGACCTGCGGTAATGCCATATTTAGCAAATATCACGCATGAGTAAATGGTCTAAGTCTGCTTGCGAATACCAGCCGCAATGGTGGTATTTACTGTCGCGTAATTGTGTGGCTCTCCCATCGCAGCTTGAATAACAACACAGGTATCGGTTGCACTTTCTCTTTTCACATGTGTGTATTGGATTTGGCCTGAAAATTTTGCCTGAATTCTCTTGTAGCCCGCCACAAATTTAATTGTTTTAAACTCATTTCGGCGTAATTTATTACTGGTTTCGTCATTGAG